CCATTTGCAACTTTAATTGGTACAGTAAATCCTACACGACCGTTATTCAATGCAACGCTCAAATAAATTGTGCTTTGCTCTGATCCTGATACTGTAATTTGTGGATTTTTATAACCGAATCCAAGAATTTCACGAGTTACACACTCACGAGCTAGTTTGACAACCTTCTCACCAAATTGCAACATTGCTGTGCCTTGTGGAGAAGCAAACTTTTCCTCAAATGATTGGAATTCATCGGATTTTGGCAGCTCTACATCCTTCACAGATGCTTCTGCCATCTTTTGACCAACAATTTGGTTGTGGAAGAACTCTGATTTACCTTGTCTGGTGGCATTAAGCTTAGTCAAAGCTAATTCAGCGGCACTGATTTCTCTATTTTCAGTGGAAGCTTGAGTTAACAAACTCAAAATAGCTTTTCCGTTAGCTCTTAGTTTGCTACCAGCGTTAGTAGTTACATATTTCTTAACATTGGTATGATCTAAATCTTGTGGACCCGCATTGCCCATGAAAACAGAGGCTTCTGAAACTTTTCCACGGTGAATTTCTACTGGAACGTAGAATCCAGTAACACCTTTAGGAGTTTCGTATTCTGCTCTAATCATTAAGAATTTGTCATTACCATCTTCCATCACCAATGAAGATGGTCTCATGTTCCAAGCATCCAAAGTAGAGGCAACAGCTTTTATAGCTTGGTTGGCTAGGCTTTGATCGTACATCTTAACAGGGGAACCATCAAATACGCTATTCAATGCGTTTGATAAAATTTGATCGCCTACCTGATAAGGATTAAGCATAGCTGCATCGTCTCTTTCATAAGTCTTGATATTAGGTTCACTATCCATGATACCTAATTCATCTTGAAAAAGCTCAGCAACTTTAGTGTTACGTGAATACAACTTGTTGTATAATGATTTGAAATCAGCCTTTTTAATAAAAAGCGTATTATTGGATGCCATTTTTTCGATTACTCTAGACATGGATCCCAAAGTCTGATCTTGAGGGTAGAGGCTCACGTACTTAGCCAATTTAGCCGCAAGAATTGGTGTAGCCAATTTTTCATTGTCGTCTATTGATTTAGCCAGTGAACTTACTAATTGCTGAATTTTTTCGAGACTCATTTAGCATCCTATAATGTTTGTTAGACCAATTCTGGATATTTGTTTAGAACTGCCTCTTTAGAAGCTGATGGTAATTCATTAAGTAATGCTTTTACCAATTTCTTGTTCTCGGCTAATCTAGTTGGTAAGTAATCTTTTACTTTACCAATTTCACTGCTAGGAATACCTAGCTTAGAAGATGCAATCCTAACTATAGGATCGCCTTTGTAAGAAATTTGCAAATCACCGGCGGTCTTGCTGATGGCAACATCCCAAACCGCAGCAGTCTTTTCTTCTTCTGGTTGGTAAAGCGATACAATATATTCACCATCATCAGAGCTTTGGACTTGCCATAGATCTGCGCCACTATCTCCGTCCTTAAATCTTACGACGTCGAATGCAACAGTTTCAAGGCGATCTTTCACGTCTTCAAGTCTATAGGCTTTTTTGTAAAGTTTGTTCTCCAGCCTTGAGTAATCTATTGAAAATTTTGACATTACGTCTCCCGTAAACACAATATACCTATCATAGATAAAGAAATATTGATAAATTCTCTACTTTTTAATGGATAGGCTGTAAATCCAACATTATAACATTCGTTTCAATTACCAAAAAGCTCTTATCTTAAGTTTTCTTGATATTTCATTGAATTTATTCTCATCTGATAATATTTCATACAAATCAGTTATCTTAACAGCATCTTCACCATTTTGAACCGAATAAGATATTCCAAGTGCTGTTAACATCTCTCTTGATTTTTCTCTTAATTTCTTGCGCTCCTCAGCGGCTTGACTGATAGAGTTAACGGATTTAATTCTATCTTTCAGTCTTTGTATATCCCGCCCAAGGATCGAAAAAATTTCAGCAGCTTCTTCTTTAGTCAATTCTTTTGCTTCGGACGCCTCAGTTGCTTCCTTCATAAGATTGCCTATATGATTTATGGCGACTGTTAATCCTTTTAGGTCATACCCGCTGTGAGAAGGTACTTTCCACAATTTCTCCATAATTTCGCGAAACTTACTACTCATATCATGGAATTCACTCATCTTATTACCAAAAGGCTTTCATCTTGAGTTTTCTAACTATTTCATCAATCTTACTTTCATCAAGTAAGATATCATATAATTCTCTAACGCTTACCGAAACACCATCATTAGGTATCTCTAATTTGTCTAACAATTCTGCTTTTTTCGGATCATAATGATAGTTCGAACTTACATATCCATCACTGAACATAATCATCTTCTTTCTTCATATCACCGTTCCGAACGGTTACCACTTACTCTCACGAATTTCGTCCATCTTTTTGAGAATATCTTTAATCTTCTCATCATTCTCGATGATTTTACGAATTTTCTTTCTAGCTCCACCATAAATCTTCTTTCCATTCTTATAATCTACGTTTCCATTCAAAGACTTGGTAATAGAGCTTTGATTGACATTCAGCATCTTAGCTATTTCCATTTGGGTATAGCCATCAGCATATAGTCTAATCACTTCTCTTTGTCTTGGAGTTAAAAGAGTATCAACTACTCTCCAAAATTCTTTCTTAAGCTGATCTTCTAAATTCATCAACTCCTCATTGTATTCAAATGGATTAAGCCTATTGTAAATACTATCTTCATTACAAAAAGCTTCCATCATATCGTTGGAGCATACGGTTTCTAATAGAACCCATTGGTATTTGTCAGATCTATTTTTTCTACGTTCCATATTCACTCCTCGATTGAGATTACATCTTCTTCTGAAACTTGAATCCAAGTAGTTTCAGCCATACCTTTATCAGTTATTTCAAAACTTCTATCTTTGCCTCCTGGCGCAAAATGCTTCTCAGTAGTTTCAATTAGCCATCCTTTGGCTATTAGCTCTTCGGCTAATTTATGTGTAGCGGGTCTTGAATCACACCACACTGAGCCGTTCATCTTGCACACTTTACAGCCCGCAATTAAGTCTAGAAATACTTTCTGATCTTCCGTTAATACATGTTCCATAAAACCTCAGGCTATCATATAACTAGATAGCAATCATCCCCTGACAACAAAAGACAAAGATTCGTATTCATTCTTAGAGAAGAACTCATCAATGTCTTTATAGCCGTCAGGTAAGTAGAAATTTTGAATGTTGGCATGCTTGCCAAACTTGTCTATAATACGATTTCGCCCCTTTTCTCCCGCTTCGTCGTTATCTAACAATAGAATTATATTATCAGTGTATCTGCTAATGACGGAAAATTGATAGGCAGTCATATTAGAATTACCTAATCCTACCACATTTTTCATTCCCTTTTCATAAGCCTTGATTACATCGAACTGTCCTTCTACTACATACACTAGGTCATTATCTATGATAGATTGCTTGTTTTCATACATCCCAAAAAGATAATTGCCTTTAGTAAAGACAGTATTTTTATATTTTGAGATGTTTTTAGCTTTTCTTTCATTATCTGGAAGCAATGACCTTCCAATTACAGCTACGATATTTCCATAAGCATCCTTAAAAGGCATAACTAATGGATAATCATCGAAATATGAAAAGTTGACTGTTCGTGGATACAGAGAATCTTCAATCTCTCTAGAATAGAAGATTTTAGTTTCTCTAAGCGAATCCTCCCCCACTAAATCAGTTAATGCTTTGAGATTATGTAAGTTAGGGAAGTATCCAAACTGGAACTTATCCTGGCTTTCTGCGTTTAGTCGCGAATCAAGATAAGCTTTGCAATCTTGTGCGCCCGGATAATTGTTATGAAGTAAGAATTGACAAGAGTTAATAATTTGATCAAACATAAGAACTTTCTTAACACTTAAGTTTTTCAGAATTCATCATTTATATTTTTAAGTTTTTCCTTCAACATATTCTTGAATGGTAAACTCAAATGATCCAACGGTTTAGAACAAAAAGCACAGATTACATCATCATTAACTATTTTTGGTCTACCCTCACGCTCACATTTTTTACATTTAACAGAATATGAAATGTTTTTCTTCTGCTTAAACTGTCTTAGATTTTTCATTTGCACTTTAGCAAAGTGGCTAACATTAGATATTTCTCTGTCACAGAGTGAGCAATATACCTTATCATCTTTGGGATCTAAATATGGTTCTTGTGTTTTTCCACATCCTTTATTTGTACAACTCATAGCAAACGGCATAATTTAACCCTTATCCAAATCTATACGATCTATGTCACTTGGATCGTATGTTTGATGACCATTCAAAACATTGATTAACTTAGATATTATTTCTTCATCTTCTGGATACTTAACATCCAATACTACTTTTTGAGATCCTTTACCAGCAACTCCTAAATTAGGCATTTTTATTTCGTCTTTGTTCCTAGAACATGGCGGAATTACTAATTCTCTATCACCCATAATAGTCTTTACCTGAACATTAATTCCCTGTAAAGCGTCTAGAAAAGACAAACTCAACTTAGACACAACATCTTGACCATCTAATGATAATCCTTCCTCCGGAAGGACAGTCAAATGAAGATGTGCCTCTGAATATTGATCCATGCCCATAAAACTGGCAATATAATGACCAAAACCATTCAATCTTAGAATGTTTCCTGATACTACACCAGGCGGTACGTTAACCGTACCGGAGACTTGAGTGTTAACGGTTCCCTTGGATGAACAAGCTTGACATTGATTGATAGAATTTCTTCCAAAACACTTATCACATGTTCTGGTAAACATCATATTGCCTTGTCTACCAACAATCTGTCCCTTTCCACCACACTTATCACACCCATTATTGGATTGGATCTGTCCTTGACCATTACAATCTATACATTTACCATTTCTAGAGAAAGAAATATCTTTTTGACAGCCTAATACAGACTCTTTGAATGATAAGGTTGCTTGTAATGAAATATGTTCAACTTGTACTTGTTGTCGTCCACCACCAAAAGGATTTACATTGATTCCAGGAAATCCTTGGAATGGATTGAATCCAGATTCTTGCATTACTGGTTCTGGATCATTACCCTTTCCATTAATAACGCACTGATAAGCTTCATTAATTTTCTTGAATCTATCTTCGGCGCCTTCGTCCTTATTGACATCAGGGTGGTACTTCTTAGTAAGTTCCCTGTATTTCTTTTTGGCATCTTCTGGAGACGTGCCTGGAGCTAATTCTAATATTGAATATGCTTCTTGCAAATTCATTTGCGTTTACCTTTAACCTTGCCCGTTAATACAAATGCATAATACAGAGCAACGGCGATGCCGTCGGCTCTGTCACAATTTTCCTCTTTTATGCCGCCCTTATTCTTTCCCTTAGTGATCCTCTCATAAGGAAACTTAATTCCTAGATGTTTTGCCACAAGCTCCGGCATATCTTCTTTTTTTGGCAGCACCTTAGAAGTCTTCAAACCGTGTCTGATAGTCATGACATTAAACAAACCAGGGTTGGACTTCAAGTAATCATAACTTGTTAAGCAAACCATACGATTGAAGGTGGTCAGCATAACAACCGTGGTGGCAGTACTCTTGGGCATGAATTTGATTAAATCTTCGATTCCAATATAGTCTGGCTTTGTTTGATCAATAATTTCTTGAATTTTGTTCCTAGTATCTACTATACGATCGACTATAGAACCTGTTTTGGTAGGTTTGAAATAGCCCGAATCAATGTATTTAATGGTATTATCATCTTTGATTTCTAAAACACACCATCCAATTGTGGAGCTGGACACATCAAACCCTAAGACTTTTTTTGTCATGTAGAGTAATATATCAGGAAAATAAAAAAGGGGTCCTGGGCGGACCCAGGACCCCTTGAAGTTACCCTAACCTAACATTAGGCTTGGCTGTCATAGTCTGGAAATGATTCTTCCAACTCTTCATCATCAGTCATACTAACTGGCGCTGTTTTAGGAGCAGCTTTTACAGCAGGCTTAGCAGCAGCTTTCTTGCCGGCTGGAGCAGGAGCGGCTGTTGGCATAGCTTCACCCTCACCAAAAATCTTATCCAATCTCTTTTGAACAATATCTGAAGTTGGAGGAGTTACTCTACGCTTCAAATCATCAAAATCTACATCATCCTTGATCTTTTGGTCTTCCGCTGAAAGAGGCTCCTTTGGAATTGGCTGTACTGAGTAATAACCAGTAGCTCCACCGTTCTTGTCAACTACGATGTTGATATCGTACTTGGTAGGATCACCCCAACGATCAACCTTTCTAGCTAGTTTTCTAATCTGAGAGAAAACTGCGAAGGATACATCCAAAATCTTGTAAGTACCAGTCTTACGGCTCAAGACACCATACAACCAACGAAGCTTTGCTTTGTCGCCAGTAGCGCAAACGGGACAGCTACCGTGAATGGCTGAACAAGGAACCTTTTGACCGAAGTCCTTAGGATTTGAAGGGTCTTTCTTGACCTTATGTACAGAATATTGGAATGGATTCGTCAATAATCTCAATTCATTATCACCTTCATCCAATCTCATGAAGAGGTCTTTGGAATTGGTGGTCTTTTTGTCACTGTAAATCTCGTCGTTATAAGAAATTTCACCGAATGTTGATGTCATTTTGATCTCCTACTGTTATCTCTTTTGTACTAAACGTACGTTTCTTCTTTTTAACAAATTGATCGGGTTTATTCGATATTTCAATTTATCTTGATGCAAACTTGACGAAGCGAGTACGAACACGATCGTTAGCTCTTCCGAATCTAACTGATACGCCTCTTGCGCGTAGTCTATTTGCTATTCTATTTATAACCACTCTTAGCGCACTTGGTGAACCAGGGAGGTTATTTATTTTTGTCTGACTTCTGTTATAAACTCTGGCTAAAAGAGAGTCTAATTCTGTCATTGTTCCTCTCCATTGAGGGGAGGTCTCAAGTGACCTTAGAACGCCTTCTAGAACCAAGTTATCAACAGAAATTGTCTTACCATTAGATGTCATTTTATTAGTCTCACTTTCCTATTTTTCTTACCAAAAAGCTTTTATATCTAACAATCTTTGAATGCCTATTTTGTCCAGTTTCCCCAAACACGCATATCTAAAATCGGGATATGTAATATTTTCATTGTCTATTGCTAGGATTTTGTCTACTTGTATATTGGGTGTGAATATACAGGCGGCGCCCCATAAATAATACTCTATTTTACCAGACTCTTTATTCTGAACTTCATTTATATGATCTTTCAAACTATTGAGTACAAACGGCTTGATTGATGAATTAAATATCCATAATTTGGTTACTAAATCCCACCTATCAATTTGGACCTTCATTTCTAATATGAATGGGGTCATTATTTTGACTTGATTCTCAAAAGTCCAAACAGGATGCTCTATCATATCATTAGCAATTGCTTTGTATGATTCCGGACTTCCTGGCGCGTGATCCGTTTTTGCTGCTTGAGCAAAGCTTGCCGCCCGTTCAAGAGCGGCAACCAATAAGTCTATTTCAAGCTTTTCCATGTTATTTCTGCTTAAATACCAGGCTACGCATGTACGAGATTTTGTGCCACGGTATCAACACCTCCAATATTAAGTCTTTGGAGGTGGAAGTCAAGAGGTCGACAAAGTTTTTTATTATCTCCTCCTCGGGGGCATCCGAAAAAAATCCTTTTACCTGCACGAACCCCTGCAAAAGTTCCGGTTTATCCAGGGTGATGAATTTTTTGACATTTTTGCTCTTGGAAGAAGAATCCTCCATAAGAATCAAATATGATGGCTTCTTAGAAACAGCTACCGTGCCACTCAATCCAGTTACTGCAACTGCAATATCATTTCCTGACATTATTCTTTTGCCTTTCTGCCTCTCTTCTTAGCCTTATCTTCTACTTCATCAACAGCTTTCTGCAATTTAGCGGCAGCTTGTTCGGCAAGCTTCAACTCCCACTTTGTATTGCGAGCTTCTGAAATCTTTTCTTCTAATTGTAAAGCTAATTCTGTATCTTCTTTCAAAGAATCGCAGAATTTGTTATAACCAACCCACTTGGTTTCACCATACTCGTGAGTAACCGAAGATGATTTAGTTACCACACCATAATCCAAAGCTAATTGGGCAATTTCTTCATGTCTATCAATGACACCAATACCGAAATCAACTCTGAATTCACACTTGCGTGGCCAAGGTCCGAACTTTGACTTTTCAATCGTAGCTCTAATTGTTTGACCAATCTTATTCTCTTTTTCGTCCAAGATACGAGCATCAGCACGATTGACTGGCTCAAAATATACGTTAGCGCTCAAAAAATGTGCGTAAGTGTTACCACCTGAGAAGGTATGATCAGCGGCATAAGGATCCATATTAGCTTTCTTATGATTGATAATGATGAATGGAACCTTAGCTTTATTTACTTCCAAAGAAAGCTTACGGAAAGTTGTGGTTAAGAATCTAGCTAGCAATGCCATATTCATTTTACCAACAGCTGAAACGTCTTCTCCCGGAGGAATAATAGATCCTAAAGAATCTAGTACTATCAAGTTAATATTGAATTCTCCAGCAGCTATCTTATCTAGTAATCCTTCTTTGGACTTACCTTTTAAGATATGTGTTTTGGTATCTTCTTTTGGAACTCCCAAAACCATTTCGAAACATTTACGACCGTTTACAGCCGTATCACCTTCTACAAGGATAATCTTAGAAGTATCTAAGCCAAGTGAAGCTGCCCAAGTTGGATCGAATGTTTGTTCTGCATCAATAAATACTTGTTGTGCAGAAGGATCTTCTATTTGTGCCTCTTTAATAGCAATCATTGCCATCAATGTTTTACCGCTACCAGGGGCTCCATAAAACTGAATCAATCTTCCCTTTGGAAGACCGCCAGAAGATAGGGCATCATCTAGTAGTAAAGAACCAGAAGAAATGGCTGGAACTTTTTGACCCACGGTTTCGTGAGCCATTCTGAAATCTAATTGTTCGTCTGAGTCTGCAAAACTTTTGAAAAAGGCGTCTAATTTATTCGACATTTTATCTCCCATTATTCGTAGCCTTCGGGAATTTTCTCCGTCGTCGTGGCGCCAAGACTATATCCGAGGATCGTCTTTCTAAGCCCGTTAGCAATATCTTTGAAATGATGGTGGGATTTTATTAAAATCTCGTATTTTCGTTCCAATACCAATTTGCTACCTTTAGCTTTTGCTAACTTTATCTGTACCGCCTCAACTTCGGGTGAAGATTCTCCAGCCCATTTTTTCATGTCCGCCGTAGTTCTAGAACCATCTGGCGCATGATACTCTAATGATACTTTGTTTTTTGTACTATTTACTTTTGCTTCTAAGTAACCGACTGTTTTAACTATCTTTCCTAGATACTCCGTAATAACGTCAGCGCCACGCAAAGCTTGCTGTTGTAGCAATTCTGCGTGGGCTAAGTCTATGGCATCTACATCTTGTAATTTCTCCAACACCAATTGAATTTCTGATAGGTCGAAATTTGAAAAATCTTCTTCCAAGTCAGAGCCCATGAAATCCGAAAGTCTTACCTGTTGGCTCATATTCTATCCTTCTCAATCAATGAACAATATCTAACTATGTCTCGACAAATTATTTTTAAGCATACTTACCATGATGTGGATTATTATATATAATTCTATAGTAATCATTTCCTGGCACTTTGTCAATAAAAAATCTACCCTCTATAGATGAAAAATACTCATTCAAATGAGATGGTAATTTGTTTTTAACAACTGATAAGTAAGCACTAAGTAATAGATTACCTATATTTATATTTTCTAAAGTGTGGGGCATATTTTTCAATACCGATGATCTTATACCTATTGATATAAAATGTCCCACAAATCTTAGAAAATCATTTCTAGAATATTGTTTATACCAATTGTTTGAAGTTGAAATAATTTCATTTTCAATATCTAAGGCAGTAATTTGTAATAATAATCTATCTATTTGTTTTTCTATTTTTGCATTTATATGATCATTAATCATCTATTATTACTTTCTAATAAATTCATTTTTGCATTCAAAGGTCTTAAGTTATCCAATGCCCAACATTTCTTGAAATTATCATCTTCCATACTTGTATATGGTAATTTACTTTGCGGAATTATATGATCTATATTCCATTTCCAAGTGGATTGATCATCGTCTTTCCATATATCCATTCTATATGTCCCCCAATTATTCCAATTCATCCAAGATTCAAATTGTTTTTCAAGATGTTCTTTTAATTCTTGAATTGTATATGGTAAAAATTTCAATACCGAATTACCATTTTTACCACAGTTATTTAATTTCAGATATTTTCTAATAGATTTAGAAATGGAGTATCTTAATCTGAAAATAGAATCATTTCTTAATCTTTTTACCATATACTTTTTATTCAAAAAATGTTTCAGTTTCTTATTTGATAAGTACCAATTTCTATTATAGTCTTTTCTTTCTAATAGATGATTCAAATGATATTTATGCCTTGTTTCTGAAATCTTCTTTTGGTTATTTTGATAATATCGTTTTATTTTTTCTTGATTAACTTTACGATATTCTCTATCATAATCTGATTTATCTTTTTTCCTAGAATCACGATACTTTTTTGAGTTATCAATGAATTCATCAGTGTCTTTAACTGTATGATAATAATCTTTATTTCTCTGTTTTATGACCTGATTATTATCTATTCTGTACTTTTTCTGTTTTTCTTTAACACATTTTTTACAGATGTTATTTGAATATTCTTTTCCTCTGGATTTTTGAACAGAAAAATCATTTTTTACTTCCCTTTCCTGCTGACAAACTTTGCATTTTTTCATCAATTTCACGCATTTTCTCCTTCATCTGATTACATACGTCAGATACTTGATTATGCATAAGCCTTAAATGTTGGTGCTGAAAAAGTGCCATCAAAAACAAGAATACTTCAAAAGAAGTTTGTCTTTTAGCGGGAGGCTTCAAAAAAATGATAATTCCATCACTATCCACCTCAAATAAATCGATAAATAAGTCTTCTCCCTTGTTGGTGCCTACTGTATAAGATTTAACGATCTTCTCATACATTAACCACTCATCCTGGGTCATGTCAACCTTTTTATTATCTATGATTCTAAAAGCCATTTTTAACCTTTATGTCCTGGAGAAGCCGCCGCCTCCTGATAAGAAATTCTTTCTGGAACCTGACACTCTATTTTGCAATTGTTGCAATTTTGCCAAGTCAGCTTGAGAGCCTTTTCCACCACCTTGCGCCATATTCGCCATCTTCAAAACGGCTGCCGGAATTTCATCTTCTCCCGTAAACTCTGAATCAGGTAATGCTGAGTTGATTATATCACCACTAGACATCAATGATTGCATTTCTGCCACGGTTTCTGGATCTGCCGACTCCATCATATCTGGAGTAATAAGCCCTGCCATTCCCGCTTGATTGACTACTGTGGCGCCTTCTCTCTTGATCTGTTGTGCCATTGCTTTAAGATGTTGAGTCTTCTCGGCGACACTTTTGAAACCTTCGATGTTTGGCTTAACTGCTTCAGCTCTATTGTAAAATCCATTAGTCTTTTCTTCTGATTGGATTTTTTCAGCCACAACTTCTTGTTCTCCAGCTTCGGTAGTAACTTTGACTTTGAACTTCTTATTCTTACGCTTTTCAAAATCTTCTGTATCAAAATCAAGACCTTGCTTATACTTATCAATAGCCTCTTGTTTTAGAGAATCTAGATATTCTTGAGGAACATAAGAAATCAATTTATCAGAAGTTGTTTTGATGTAATTGTGATTGGATAACATCCAATCATCTAATTGATCTTGATAAGAGGTTAAATCTTCCATAGTATCACTTAATGATGAGAATAATTCTTTCAATTCTTCATCCATTATGAATCTGCCACAGAAGGGACATGTATTGATATCAATGGCATGTTTCCATTTTGGATCTATTTGCATTTCACAAGATATACACTTCATATTAGTCCTTGATGCTTAATGCCTTCTGGGCACGTTTAACTACAGAGAAGAATATATCTCTTTTCTTATTTTCAGCTTGTGTTTTTATCACAGCTACTCTGTCCCACACCTTTTCTTTCCATGTCTTTTTGACTGGAGGTGGCGGTGGAGGTGGTGGTGGAACTGAAGCCAATTCTAATTGCTTCAATAATGTTTTGGTTATAGTGTTGATATTGTGTAATGCTTCTTGACGATTTTTCTTACTCTCATCAATAGCAATACCCTTAGCTATGAAATCTTTTTCATAAGAACCACCAGTTCTATTAATACCGGATTGGCAAGAACCATCAAATTGCTTCAAATGTTTATCAAGATGAGCTTTGGTGTGTGGATTCAATTTGATTCTGTTTCTTTCCATTTCTTTGCGCGCCTTTTCTCTTAATTCACGCAAGTATTGAGTACGAGTATTATCCTCTTCCTCAACAACAGGAACTGTTACATAAACAGGTTCATCTATCGTTTCAACACTATCTTCTAGTGCCGCAATATTGTAATCATTGAATTCACTGTCCTGTCTGGTTGCTACTTCTCTAGCTAGTTCTAATACTTTTTCAATAGATTCTTCTAGCGTGAGTAACTTCACATTTGGTACAGGATCTTCTTCAAATTCAGATGCATCCACTTCAATTACAAATCCATCTTCATCAACACTTAAGATTTTCTCGTCGCTCATAAATCTCCAAATTACTTCTTCTTAGAAGGTTTTCTGCCTCTTCTTGCTTTAACTGCTTGAGAATGTAATTGGTTAGCTACTGTTTCCATAGCCTTAGTAACAGATTCCAATTCTTTTTGTGTTGGCTTAAATGCCCCTGTGGCATCAACTGCCGGAGTTAAAGTGGGTGAAGCGATAATTGTAGAAGATAATTTGATTGTTTCATCTTCTAGGTTAAAAGTTGGCAGGTCACCAATGGTATTGTTACTAGAGTCGGTATAGTTGATTGATTGTGGAGTTAATTCAATTCTGTTAACAATACCATCGGCACCTGCGCTGCTGTACGTCTTAACAGAATTATTAAGACTTATTACACCACCAGGGGTGGTTGCAAAAGCAGCTGTTAAATCCTTTAGCAAATCTTGTACTTCTATAGCCGGAGCTGTACCATCAGCAAGATGTTGCGTCAGTTCTTGAGTCTCTAATGATTCCGAAGCCTCGGCTAATTTATCGAATTCGTCATCGTCAGCGATAAGCATAGCTGGCTTAGGTTTCTCTCCCTTAGGTTTTAGGAACTTCTGAAAATGCTTTTGAATATCTTCAGGCTTGGGTTTGTTCCTAGAATACTTCGGAAGGTCATTGACCATTGAATTCAATTTCAAAGAGAAATTAGATAGAATATAGGCAGCAAAATCTTCGACCGAAGCATTGCTCTTGCTAAATTCTACGGTTTTCTTGAGAAATGTAGACATTGCCTCATTAGGTTGGCTGATGATACTACCTGCCATGTTGCTCTCCAAGTTTTCAGATTCATCCTGCACAATTATTGTGCCAGATTCAGATTGGTAAGCTTTGATTGGTAATTTACCGTCTTTGAACCACCTGTAGGCGGTCAAGTAAGAAATGCCCTGCTTTTTTGCCCAATCTGAAAGTTTCATAATCTTATTCCTCGTTATGCATATACAGATAATATCATCTATTTCATTTTTTGATTCTTAGCTGCTTTTGCAATTCATTTTATTATTGATTACTATCTTATATATCAGTCGTCTTGCTCTTCTTCAAGATCAATGAGACCTTCATCATATAAAGAGTCCTCAATTTGCTCCAATAAATTACGAGTTTCCGTAAGTTTGGTAATAGCCTCCTGGACAAGTTTGGATTTTGATTCCTTTAGATTTACCTTCTTGGCTTTGAGGTCATCTGGTAAGCTTGGAATCATAGAGATATTGAACATATCTTCTAGAATAAGACCCATATCATCTTCATAGTTATTGGTATTACCACAAAAACTCAATGCAATACCCACATCAAATACAGCTTTACTATGAATTTCCTTGAGTCTATTTTGAACAATCTTCCACCTATCGGGGAAAATAGTACAAGAACACTGTTCACCATGAGCATCTTCAATAATGGCTTTAATCATAGATTGACCATAATACTTACTGGTTTCTTTTTTAACTTTGAACTCGAAGAAACTCTTAACCAAAGCTTTAATCGGAAACAGTCTAGTTTTATCTTTTGCCTTTTTAACATCGGCAATAGTTTTGTGATCATCCTTGAAAAACTTACCATAAGCCTCGGCAGGTTTACAAACGAAAGACTCTCCCAAGTAATATTGCTCTAAAGCATACAATTCTGATAGCTTCCATTCTGCCTCTTTTGGCCAAGGATAAACAAATTCTTCTTTGCTGGCATCATGCTTCTTCAACCAAACTTGCAATTTCTTTCTATAATCTGAGCAATATAGATAAATCAGTTTTCTAGGAATTCCAAAATGATCCATGCTTCCAGCAGCCGCTAAAGCTTGAATAGCATTTGCTCTAACTTTTCTGGAATCTACCCTAACCATAAAATCAAAGAAATTGTTGAATGGTCTCTTCTCAATAATATCCTTGATAGCATCTTCACCAACGAATTTCAAAGCATCCAGACCAGTTAACAACTTGTTGTCTTTAGAGATAGTATAACTTAATTGTGAACTGTTAATATCTGGCGGAACAATCTTCACATTATGTTGCTTTAGCTCTTTCTTGATCTTCTCAATATTAGCTTTGGCATCAGGAGTGTTAGATTTAACTTCTGCCATTAAGTTTGCCATCAAAAACTCTACTGGATAATGAGCCTTGAGATAAGCTGTTTTATAGCTAGTCATAGAATAAAGTACGCTATGTGACATGTTAAATCCATAGCCCTGGAACTTGTCTACAACTTCATCCCAAATCTTCTTGGCAATTTCTTCACTGATATTATTCTTTACTGCATCAGTAATAAATTCCGATCTCCACTGTTGAGCCTTTTTAGGATTCTTTCCCTTTTCCTTCGTCAATTTACGAAGACGATCTGCCGAATGCAAACTCCAACCAGCAACGTCTTGAGCCAAATACATCAAAGATTCTTCATACAAACCGAATCCATAAGTATTATTGAAAGCTCTTCCCAACGAAGGATGTAACAATGCAAAAGGCTTCCTACCATCTTTAGTGGCAATGAAATCACTACGCATATCTCTTGCAGACGGTCTTGCCAAGGAGTTTACGTAGCTAATATCATTAACAGACTTAGGCTTAATCTTACGACACAGATCAATGGTACCACCGCTTGTTCCTAACTGGAATACACAGAATGTGTCACCATGAGAAATTAAATCATAAGATGGTTGATCATATTCCTCATAGTTTAAAGGGTCAGGAGGCAAGGGTTTGCCAGATTCTTTGATCAATTGCAAGGTTTGCCCAATAATATCTAAGGTTGATAGACCCAAGGTATCCATTTTGACCAAACCATTCTCTTCTGCCTTATCCTTATCATATTCAATAGCTAGGGCGCCATCTTTATCTTTTCTTAGTGGAACTAAGCCAGTTAAAGGTCTGGCAGAGATAATAATACCACCTGCGTGAGTAGACCAAGCTCTGTATTTTCCACAGATTTCCTTATACTTAACGAATTCTGGATACTTTTTACAGTATTCAGTAAACAATGGTACTTTGTTCAAAGCGTCATCAATAGAATGAATATCAGATGGCAAGCAATCTGCCACATCATTACCAATTCTAATAGCTTCTTCACGCGAACCTCCTAACTCGCATGATCTTGCAATATCTCTAACATAAACTTTAGGCGTAATGGTGTTCACGTTAGATACGTGAGCCACATTGTCTTCACCGTACTTTTTCTTCAAGTAATCTTGTACTAATGCACGACCAGAAGGTGCAAAATCTGTATCAATATCAGGAAAACTTGACTTTTCTTTGTTGTGGAATCTGGCAAAAATCAAATTGTATTTGATTGGATCTGCCTGATGAATTCCCAACAGGAATGCAATTAAAGATCCTCCGACTGAACCACGACCTTCACCAACAGCTATGCTGTGGCGACGTGCCCAATCAATATAATCAGCTACAATCAACATGTAGCTAGAGAATCCGTGATATTCCAATACATCTAATTCTTCTGCAATACGCTTATTGTAAAGATCGCGCTCCTCATCAGAAGTAATCTTTACTCTAGAATCAAACTTAAGTTCACATCTATAACGAAGGAACAATTTATCTTCTTCTAGTTTTTGTATCTCTTGTGGTTGTTTAGATGCCCAATCACGGAAGACTAAGTAGTCCGCTTCATCTTTAACAGGGAAGATTGGCAATTCTTTTCCAGAAGGATTAGAATACTTAGGATCTATCCAATTAGGAAATTCACATAAAGAAGAAAAGTGTACACTGTTGGCGCAAACTTGCTCAGCAAACTCTTCGCCAAAGTTTCTAGAAAAGAAATTCTTTACTTCATCACCGGACTTAAGATAAAAATCTGGCACATTGTATTTGAGTCTGAAATTAGAATATGCCGGTTGATGTGAACCAATTGCCAAGAAAACATCATGAACATCATGATTTTCTTTTCTAAGATAATGTGCGTTGCAGGCAGCAACAACACGAATGTTGTGCTTTTTTCCTAGCTCGATTAATCTGCGATTCAAAAATCTTTGGTCAATTTTATCTGAATAGAAGTTTGAACCACGATCCATATTGTTTGGCAATATCTCAATCCCCAAGTTATCTCCAAAGATATCCTTTAACTTGAGAAGAGTTTTTTCTGCTTCATCGAACTTACCATTAGTCAATAGTTGACTAACTATACCATTTCCACAAGCAGTTAAACAGATCAATCCCTCAGAATAGGTTTCTAATAGCTTCCAGTCAACAACTGGATAAACTCTTTTACCTAAGAAGGCTCCTTGATCAAATCCTTTTTTATTGATGGTCAATAGATTCTTGTATCCGATTGCATTCTTCGCCAACAGAATCACATGGCGGAACTTATCCTCAATATTATCGGATGAATTTTGGAAATAGCATTCACACCCCATGATCAACTTCACTCCAGTCTCTTTGGAAGCTTTCAAGGCATCCCAAGCAGAGGCGAGTGTTCCGTGATCTGTGATGGCAACGGCTGATTGCCCAAGTTCTTTGGCTCTTAAAAAGAGTTCTTTGGGGGAAATGAGAGAATCTAGAATAGAAAAATACGTTTGATTATGTAACGATACAAAATCAGTCATGACTTGTCCTTGTTAAAGGTATTATGACAATAATACACATCAGGCTTATGTGAAAGCACTATGCCCTAATAAGTAGGGCACGTGTGTTTGTCAGGGAATACGCACTGAAAAGTGAAACTTACCCGCACAGTATAGATTTTAGACTTTTTTCGTCAAGGTCTTCCCCATTTTCGAAAATATAGTCAATGTTCTTAAATTGCGCCTTCCAAAATTCCTTATTTTCTGACTTTTTAGTCAAAATCTCTTTCAAATCTGAGTAATAAAGTCTTTTTCTTTGGAAAAGGGCGTGAGAAACCAGAACAACTGCTTCCCAATGTTGGTGAATCTCTTGATGAGTTTCTTTAATTAGCTTTTTTTTGAGATTATATCTTTTTCTACCAGGCGTAGCTAATTGCTTAATCAACGCCGCGGCAGCCATAGTATCACTTGATGACCCATTTTTCCAAAATCCAGGAAATTTATCGGATCCTGAAACATTTTTGAAATGATACTTTTCGGCAACCAAACCTGCATAATTGACGCAGATATCTGATTTCATTAGAGCTTTTGATAACTCAGAATCTTCTACTTCCATAGCCATTGGGTAATTAAAATGGGTAAACCCACATATTCTTTTTGATTTCTTATCTTCAAAAATATGCACCATATTAACCTTCATATAGTGCAATAGCCCATAAATTGTATGACCAGCCTCATGATAAGCTGTAGAAATCAATTCATGTGTGTGAGTGACTTTCTTTCTAATATTTTCTATGGATCCTGAGTTATTAGCAGACATATTCACCCTATTGTTTGAAGTAACGCCTCAAGATCATTAAGTTTTTGGTCGCATTCAGCAGCCTTGCACTTTACTTGAAGTCGGTCCGACCCGATCGGACCTGTCACTATAAAGTCCGAATTATCGGCATATAGGATCCCAGCTTTAGTAAAATGGCTGTGCTCATTGAATCCAGCCTTGACCAACCCTGCCAAATGCTCTTTGGTCAGGGGTTGGTCAGTCTTAAAGATTATCGACGCTCTTCCACAACAGGATTGAATAGTAAACTTTTCAACCTTCATGGATTAGTCCTTATTGTTGAGGTCTACTCCTTTACCTTCTAGTAAGAATAAGGCGTACTTGATTTTTGCCATTTGAACTTTGGCAGCATCACGATAAGGAGCAGAGTGTTCTTTAACTAACTCTTTAGCGGCGTTCAACTTAACATCCGTATCTTTCTCTTTCTCTATTGTGTAAATATTACCTTCGCAGGTCACAATGATCTTCTTCAAATCCTCGGCGCTGGATGCATCAGCAGAATCTTTGAACTCAGGGAGTTCCTTAATGACCTTAGCCCACTTTTCTGGGAAAGTAACCATCTCATTATCAGCAGCATCATCAACTTGTTTCTTAGCCATTTTCTTCTTCCTTATTCAACAATGTTAGCTTTTTTGGCAATAAAATCTAGTGCGTATTCGTCTTTAATTCTAGAGAACAAAATCTGCAAATAACCAGTTCTGTTCATTTCTTTAATTGCATCATCTACTGATTCTTTTGTTTGAGACTTCACCAAATTTTGCTTGATGATTTCAAACACTTCTTGATCTGTAATCTGTGCGTCTGGCTCAGATTCTCTTACTTTATCCAAGATAAGAGCTAATCTTACATTTTTCTCAGCGATTTCAATATATCTCTGCTTATCTACTTCTGCCATAGAATCCCAATCTGCCTTAGCATTATGTACTAAGTATTGAGCTTCCGATAGGCTTAGCCAATTTGGAACAGCGAAATTGTTATCAGCAACCAAACGAGCCGAGATAGCTTCTATGATTTGCATCTTGAAATTATTTGCCATTCTGGTCATTGACATACCATTGACATGTTCTCTCAATTCTGCAAAATCTTTCTTACCCAGTTTATGAGCCAAAGTATCATCCAATGGACATGGTTCTGTCTTTGATCCCATATTCAAAGTGACTTTGAAATGAAGTGTCTTTCCTGCTAAAGATGGCAAACCGTGCTCCGGCACTACCAAATCAAATTCTTTGGTTTCTCCCAATGTCATACCGATTAAATTGTCATCGAAACTCATTAATTGGCTACGACCAACAGTTAACATTTCTCCTTCTGCGGAAAGATTGTTAATCTTTTCTCCGTCAAGAGTTCCTTCATAATCTATGATTACGTTATCTCCGGTTTGAACTGTATCGCCTTCGACATATGGAATAGCTTCACCAAATTTAACTCTAAGCTCTTGAAGCAACTTTTCAGCAAAGTTAACTTCATTGGTATCTGCATGTGGCTTAGGAATATCTACCCCTAGATAAGGAGCCAATGTAAACTCTGGCTTGACATGAATCTCAAACTCACAAGTGAATTTACCATCTGCCATTAAGATCGACTTAAACAAGGGGGCGCCATGTGGTCTTAGCTTCTTTTCGAAGATAGTATTGTGATACGCATCTTCTGCTAAGCCTCTTTTAAGAGATTCTTCTATTTGGGATCTATAATGCATTTTGATAGCATCTAAGGATCCCTTACCGGGTCTAAATCCAGGTACAGGTGCTTTCTTAAAAGCTTGTAGAACTTGACCACGTTTATCTAGAATTTCTCCGGCATCAGCAACATATTGTATGCTTAATTTGCAAGGCTCTAGTTCTTTAACTTCGATTTCCATATTTCCTCTTTAAACCATTTTACTACAAGCAACAACATCATCTGTATTTAACAAAATGTCATCAATCATTACCACATAATCTGGAAGATTTGAATCGAAATGTAATTTACCAGTAAAATAATGTCCGCCTATTGTCCAAATTTGGCACATTTTGTCATTAAAACCAAATAATTGGCTTTTACTCATTCTAAAATTCATTTTCTATCTCCATCTAATATATTTTGTTTAGCCGAATAAGGTCTTATATTATCTAATGCCCAACACTTCTTGAAATTTTCATCTTCCATAGAAGTATATGGTAATTTACTTTGAGGAATAATATGATCGATCTGCCATTTCCATGTGGATTGATCCTCATCAATCCATGAATTAACATTATACTTACCCCAATTTTTCCAATTCATCCATGGCTCAAATTGACTCTCAAGATGATTTTTTAATTCCTGAATTGTGTAGGGCAAAAATTTTAATACTGAACCATTTTTTACACCTTGTATGTAAAATCTAATTAAAACAGAAATTCTATGACGTAAACCGTAAAGTGGATTCTTTCTTCTCTCTTTTAAAGAGAGATTAATTTTTTTTCTATTGTTAATTCTATAATGTTTTACACGATTTATTATCTTCTCTTTGTTATCATAATAATATTCTTGCGCTTGATTTTTATGGGTATCATTATATTTTTTGATACTCAATTTTCTTTTTTCTGGATTATTTTGTTGCCACTCTTTAATTTTTTGAATCTTATGTTCTTTTGAAGTTTTTTCTTTTTTTGGTTTCAAACTTCGTTTAAGTTTTAACGCATCATTTCTACATTTTTTGCAAAAATTTCTACCTGATACAAATTCATCTGGATAATCTTTTTCCAAATCACACTTATTACACAATCTTTTTTCTAACATATTTTCAGTAAGTTACTTCGCCATAGATTGAAGAACTATCCATAGCATATTTCTTACCCTCCACACATATATTAGAATAATCACAGAAGCGACAGAGATTTGTTGGATTTGGTACATATTCTTTTTCTGTTAAAATCTGATCAGCATATTGAAGATACTTATCTTCAACTTTCATAATCTCTGGAACAGTAAATTCAGTAGTAATATACTCAAAATCATGTCTCAGTAAAATGTAAGACGCCCTAACTTTCTCAATTGAAGGATCTTCCGAAATTATAACGTAAGCATAAGTCAACAATTGAAAGAAGTCGTCCTTTAGGTATTTTTTATTTTTGACTGTCTTGTAGTCGCAGACATGCACTACACCATCGTCATCGATCTGGATTCTGTCAATCATCCCATTTAAGATAATTTTGCCGCCCACTAAAAATTCGAAATTCTTTTCGCACGCAATAACGTTGGCTGACAAATTGTTTTTTTTATCTGTCGTGACAATCCTCAAATATTGATCGATAATCTTCCAGCAATCTTTTTTCATCTCTGGAGTCATTGCCGACTTATATTCTACTAAAGCATCTTTGAATGCTTTAGACATAATAGCATTATATGGCTCTGTTGATCCATTAATATATGCGTTATGAAAATCTTCTAATACTTTGTGGCAGAATTTTCCAAAAGTATGGAATTCCCAATCTTTTCTTGGCAATTTCTCAATATAAGCATGCTTAAACTTAGCCTTGCAGTCCAAAAAAGTCTTGGTTTTGGACACAGACAATCTTAATTCATTTGACATGTTAAATCACGCGTCTTTCAAATAATGTGTAATACACAATATATCATCACGAAAATACTAATAATTTGTCGGCTCTAATCAAAAAACTATCCACAATGGATTTTATTTTTGCTTCCTCTGTTTCTGACAAATTAGGGTGTAACTTATCAAAAATGCTTTGCAAATACTTTAAGTCATGCTGAAACTTAGGAATCCAAATCTGTTTATACTCATTGGTAAAGCCAAATAAGATAGCCACTCCAGATTTGGAATTTGTAGCGCCATCTTCTTTTGTTATGTAATATCTGACAAATCCGCCTATGGGATAAACAACCCAATCAAGCAATTGAATATTTCCAATTTTCATTACCAAAAAGCTTTTAAGCCTATTAATCTTTCAAATTCTTCTTGGCAAGAACAAATGATGTGTTTTCCACTATACCACCATTCCTTCATTTTTATTTTTGGCTCAATTAAATGGTCATTGGGGACGCCTAATGAATACCAAATAACCGCAGGACCATCTAAACGGTGTTGTAATCCATTTACAAAATAGAAATCGCCCACATTGACTATATGTTTAGCGATACCGTTTTCATTGTGTTCTTTACCATTATGATACCATACATAACTACCGTCGTTAAAAACAACTGCCGGTCCATTTGATTTATCATAATCACCATTAACATTTTTATATTCTTCTATTATTTCCATCCTCTATCTCCGTCTATAATATTTTGTTTAGCTGATAATGGTCTCAAATTTTCTAATGCCCAACACTTTTTGAAATCTTCATCCTGCATAGAAATATATTTGAATGTAGATTGAGGAACAATATGATCTAAATTCCATTTCCATGTTGTTTGATCATTGTCATTCCAAGTATTAACATTATACTTACCCCAATTGTTCCATGTCATCCATGGCTCAAATTGCTTTTCTATATGTTGCTTCAATTCATCCAATGAATAAGGGAGATATTTGTTTACTGATTCTCTATTTTTATTTATACAATGTCTAATCATCAAAGATACCCTTTCTTTCAATTTGAAAGACGGATCTTTTTCTCTTCTAATACGTAAATTATTCTTAACTCTTAATTTCACACTATCAGAATTTTCTTGATACCATTTCTTTTTGGTTAAAGAATCATTTTCTTTATTAATCTTGTGATAATTTCGTTGAGTATCTGCAAGTTTCTGTCTATTTCTAGATTTGTATTGTTGATTCTTGGTTAAGGATTTTTTATTATTGCAAGACTTGCAGTATTTATACCAATATGGATATTCAATGCCATTTCTTTTATTTTTCCCTTGGGGAAAATTATCTAACGTGAGTAACTTTTCATTGTTACATATTATACATATTCTAGTTTCCATAAAATACTATATATCACTAAAAATAGTATCCACTCAAAATAAAATTCTACGTGTAAATGGCAACCACTCGAATGTGAACTTATTTCCTTTACCTCCGCCTGCTGTGGCAATATTGGAAAGATTACCATTGAAAGTGCCGGTCGGCTGATAAGGTGTTTTAGAAATGATCCATCTATTTGTCCATGTGTCAAGATAGTAATAGGTAATCGTATTATCACGTGGATTATAGTGTGATCTCAAAAAAGAACCACTGACGGGCGGCGCATCTAAACCACTTGTATAATACGCATTTCCATCACGGGCACGTTCTGGATTTTCCAAAGTAAAGAATTGCCTGTTTATCTGTATTGGTCCATTAGGATCTTCTTTAGAAAAATCCTGGAATATTACGAAGGCTCTGGGATCGAATAGATTGGTAAACTGCGTACTCTCTTCCGGGGCGGGAGGCTGGTTTTCGATCTTTACTTGAGCCGGCAAATTGCCAACAATAGATTCTCCGGTTGCATTTCTAGTCGTGTAAACAATGTCGTAATTTTCTGATGTGTATGGTTTATTAGTGAATGCATTGGGATAACCATCTCCATCAAAACCCGTTGATTGCGTTGGTAACGCAGGGTCATTAACATTCGTTCCGGCATCGCCCGGATTCAAAAAATTACCTATAGGTTGTGCTGGAGGCGTACCAAAAGGATACAGTCCAGGAATGTTAGAGCCTGCTGGAGAATCTGTCGCCGAATGTGCTAATCTGGTGTTACCCAATATGTTAGTTGTATATTCATCAACGATAACAGGGGATGAATCTACTCCATTAGTAGCCATGATGCTCAGAATTACAGATAACTGATTAATAGGCAATAATACTGGTCCAGTATAAATGTTAGAGAATAAAGTTGGTGTACTACCATCTAATGTGTAAAAGATAGAAGAAGGAATATTAGAAGTGATGGTGACACTTTTAGGTATCCCAGCAATCACTTGTTCTGCCGATTCGGTAATGGTTAAATTGATTACAGCCATGTTAAACAACGTTCAGAAATCGTGGATTTGGCTGGCTCATCTTCTTTTTCAGCATAATTCTATACACTTTATGAGCCGCTCGGCGAAAAGTTTTGGCGATTTCTAAATAAAGCTCTTCACCTTCTCTTCTATATAAAATTATGAGTTGGTCGTAATAATCTAGTAGCTCTAAGTGGGGAGGAGTCCCTTTATAGATACCATTACTTATTGCTACTAGTTTATTAAGTGAGGCAATCAATAGGTTCTTATAGAACTTTTCTTGCCCGCCTGCCACGTATCTTGGAACAAATTCCTTTTTAAACAGCTCCACGTTCATGTATAGATGTGGAAATAATTAGTAATCAGTTACAAGAAAGATTTTAGTTTTAATATTCTACGAAACTCATCAGCCGAATTGAATTTCACTGATTTCATCAAATCTGCTAATTTTTTTGCCTTATCTCCTAGTTTTGACAGGCTGTCATTATTTTGTATTACAAGGTCGAATTCTTCATTTTTTATTTGATCTTGCTGAGTTTCACTCACATGAGTCATAGAGGAAGTATTATCTCCTCTCACAATTCTAATTAGAATAAAGTCTTTTTCTTTCAAATATTTGAATTCATCAATAAATCTTAAATCAGAAGCAATAACTAGTTCTTTGCCACCCTTTACTGCTTTTTGTAATGACTTATCGAAACAATTAATCCATATTTTAGGATTATACTTTTTACTATTTTCTCCTATTTCTTGAAGCAAAACTCTTATTGTTAATGGGTTTCCTTTACTATCTACCGCTCCAGGGATCACTTCATTTCTTTTATATGAAGGTCCAAAAAATTTCTGACGAGAAACATGAGGAAACATTTTTCTACCGATTTCTTTAATTGGATCGGCAAAGGCTATAATAGCAAGATCATGATACACGCTTACTTGTAATTTGTTAGATAGCATTTGTCCAAATGTATCTTTTCCACTTCCTGCTTTTCCTGAAATAGCTATTTTGTACATAATCACCAACTATTAACCACTCTAGCTCTGGATACCATATTGAGATCTTGTTCAACTAAGATACCATTAGCGAATTTGTTTTTTAACCTATCATTATGTGTAATCACCAGAATTGTGAAATCCTTCTGGAAAAACTTCACAATATCAGCAAATGAATCTACACTTGCTTTATCCAAGGATTGATCGATTTCATCCAACAGTAACAATTTGATGTTAGTTCCAAATATATC